AACAGAGGCTTCGTTCCAGGTCACAGCCGGGGGGTCTCCGGTCGATGTGTCGTAGGGCTGCACCGAGCCCCAGCCCGTTCCGAAGGAGACGCCTACCGTGTCCAGGTTGTTCGCCGCCGTGCCGTCGGGGTGGTAGAGGCACAGGCCTTCGAAGATCTTGCCGTCGAACCCGGCGAAGCTACCGGGGGGCACGAAGTCGGGGTCGCTCAACGCCACCCCGGTAGACGCAAAGGTGGGGTGTCCGAAGCGGATCGAGCCCTCCTGCGCCATCGTTGTCCCGCTGTAGCGGTCGACATGGCGACCATTCACGCGGAAGGTCGACTCGTTCGGGTTCTCCCCCGAACCGTCGTGGTCCTTGTCGGCGGTCCCACCGTGGACAAAGGTCAGCACCGCGAAGCGACGGGTGTTCTTGCCGCCAGAGACATCTCGCCAGGCGGTCTCCGCGATTGTGTGGTCTGTAACGGCACCGTCGAGTTTCGTGTCATACCCCGTGCCCTGCCTCCGCCAGGTTAGGTCGCCGGGGCTCGGGTAGTTGTAGAGCAGCGCCCACCGTTGGCAGGAGTTGTCGGCCGCCTGCTCCGCCGAGGAAGCGATCACCTGTGCGCCGGTCGAGCTGTCGGGAAGCTCGACGGCGAAGCACATGGTGAAGCCGTCGCCCCTGGTGTCGTCGTCGGACCAGCCACCGTCTGCGAAAGCGCGATACCCCTGATCAACACCCGGAGCCCAGCCCCAGTCGGGGTCCCCAGCGCCCGGCGCGTAGCTGCCGTCGCTGTCGGGGTAGCCGTCGCCGCTGGTGTCGGACTTGAAGATCTCCTTGATCAGGAACCCACTGTGGTGCCCGAGGAGCACCTGCCCCGTGTATGTCCCCCCCGCTTCGGACGGCGCACTCTGGTCGAAGTCCAGGCACCGGAAGCTCGCCCCGGTGGCGTAGCCCTTCGTCGGCGGTGGGAGAAAGTCTCCCGATGTCACCGGGCTGGTGTGCGGCGCCTTGCCGAGCGACCTGTTCGGCTGGATGTCCGTCGGCGGCTCCTCGGCCATCGTGTGGCCGGGCGTGTAGCCTCCGGGCTGCCCCGTGGTCAGGGTGTTCGTGTCGGAGAGAGGGTTCTCGGCGGTCGTCGCAAGGAAGCGCCGGTCGGGCACGGACTCCACGACGCCGTCCTCTCCAGGCGTCACCGACTCCGCGTCGAACCACGAGTGCAGTCGAGTCGTAGCCTCGAACTCACTGTGCGGCGTCCAGGAGACGATGCCGCCGCCGTAGCCGTCCTCGCCGCTACTGAGCCCTCGGGAGCCGTCCTCGGGGGCCACGAGGAAGATGTCGCCCCTCTCGGACAGCGTGATCCTCGTCGTCCCGCTTGGGGCGTCCTGCTCGTACAGCGCCAGGGGGAACCCGCCGAAGGCGCCGATGTAGCCCTTCAGCTTGTAGGCCCCGTCGCTCTTCTGAGTGATGACGGCGGCGATCAGGCCGTTGCGGACTGCGAAGTCCACGACGGTGTCCTGGGCAGTGTTGCTCTCCAGCGACAGCTCCCACTGCTGCTCGTAGATGTCCTTGCCGTCGCCGCGCTCAGTCAGCCGGAACTTGAACAGGGAGCACTGGGACTTGTCGGCGTCCGTCACATCCAGGTTCGACGCGATGTACACCGAGTCCAGCTCGTCCACGACGATGCGCCGGACAGCGGTGCCGCCACCCTTGCCGGGGAACTTGATGGTGTCCACCAGCTCGCCCTTCGAGTTGCGCTTCTCGACAGAGCCGTCCAGGGTCAGGGCGTAGGTGTTGCCTTGGCGGTCGGTGGTGATGTCCACGACCTCGTCGGCGCCCTCCTCGACCACCGTCCACTCGAACGGGTGGGAGGCGGTGATCCGCTCGTAGGTCACCCTCGGCACATCGTAGGCCACCGAGACGACCTCGTCGATCTTGCCCGAGGTGACCTGCTCCTCCACGAGCTTCGAGCTGCCCGCCCGCTGGGACAGGCGCACGCGCCCGGTCAGCGGATCCACGGAGCGGACATTGGTCAGCTCCTCCGAGGTGCCCATGGGCTGGTCAGCGCGAGCCATGTCGCGGCTGATGCCCCCCAGGGGGACGGGGATCTGCGGGCGGTTCTCAGGCACTACAGGTCGCCCACGATCCCGGTAAAGCGGTGAGCCCGGACATGGCCCCCGTCCTGAGCGGCACCGTACTGGAGCCGGCCAAGGTCGGTCTGCTGGCGCGTGTCCTTCGCGATGGCTGCAGCCCACTCGCTGCCCATCATGAGTCGGTCGAGGGCGTCGTCCTTGGAGTAGCTCTCCTCCTCCTCGTAGCCGCGAGCGAAGATCCGCACGGCGCGGTGGTACACGCCCTCCAGCCAGGACGGCAGGAAGATCGTGTCCGTGTCCTCGCTGACCTTGCGCCACCCACGCTCGTAGTGGATGAGGATGCCGCCGGTCACCGAGGCAGTCGGGGTCGGGTACAGCTCAAGCCGGGCCGTCGGGTACTTCTTCGCCGCCGCCACAGCTTCGGGCGTAGGCGTGACCTCGGCCTCGGGCTCCGTCGAGGTGCCCGTGATGTCGGCGTGGTCGTAGCTGACCGCCGCCCAGTAGTAGTACCCCGCCGCCTCCAGGCCATTGGCCCGGAGGCGGAGGAGATCGGGGAGCGTCGTGAGAGTGACGCTCCCCTCGTACCCCTCGCCGCTGTCCACTCCGATGATGCTGCCGAAGTCCTCCGGCAGCGGGACCCAAGACTGGTCGGCGGTGGTGGCGATTGCCTCCATCCCGCCAGCCAGCCAGTTCCACGCCCGGATGTTGGTCAGCCAAGCGCCCGCCTCGTTGAGCACACGCCACGGCGTGATCTCCGAAGAGATCCCACCACCTAGAGCGTGCTCTGCGACGAGCTTGGAGTCAGCGGCGAGGAGGACCATAGCTCGTCAGGACGGAGCGCCTGCGGGCGGCGTCGGGGTCACATCGATGGGACCGAGGGCCATGCCGTAACCGGCAATGCCGTCAAAGTCGATGGTCCGGAGCGCCGCCGAGTCATCCGGGATGGCGTTCGCAAGAGCGTCGACATAATAGCCAATGATCTTGTGCGGGTTCGGAGCCACGGTTTGTCCGGTTTGGGCGTCACCGGACGCGGGGGCATCAGAAGCACTGCACAGGTGCCCCTGATACTCCGAGGAGCCTCCAGTGTTGGGGCCAGTAGCCAGAATAAGCGGGGTGCCATCTCCGTTGATGGCGGAGCCACCCGACGGCTTCGCCAGCAGGGTGTCTACGCGCCCTCGCAGGCAAACATGGACCAGGGCCGTGGTGTCAGCCGTGCTGGCCTCAAGCAGGACGCCGTAGATGCCGCCTGCAGCCAGAATGCTTTCGAACCCCGCGGGCGCCGCCCTCATGGCGTTGGCTACCTCGACACCGCTATTGGACGAGCGCGTGATTCGCACCACCGTGCCCTTAGCCAAAGCCAGGGCGGTCGGGTTCTGCACATACATCGTGACGCGATCCCCGCTTAGGCCAGGGGCCGCGCCTCCCATTTGGACGATTTGCTGACTCATGGTTCAGTGCCTCCCTTAGGCGTTCATGGACGCAGTGACTTCCGTGTTCGGACCAACGATGCCTAGACGGGCACGCGAGCGAACAATGTTGTTGTTCCACAGGTCCATGACCTGCACACGAGTGAACGGCTGCGCGGACGGCATGAACGGCTCCGTCATCTTGCAGTAGTTCTCCGTGTGGGTGACGAACTTGAGGTACTCCGAGTTGATGAAGTAGTACCGGGGGCCGGCCTTGGCTCCGGTGTCAGCACTGCCTTCAACCGTCTCGTCCACCGCGTTGGCGTCCGAAGCGTACAGCTTGGCCGTGTCGAGGGCCGAGATGTACTCCAGCGGGATGCCACGGAAGGTCGGCGCGTCGTAGGCCGGATCCTGGCCCGAGGTCTTGCCGATGCCACGGAAGGTGTCCTGGTTCACACGCAGCGCGTGCTCGTAGTTCACCAGACCCTGGAGCGAGCACCAGATCACGCAGGGCGAGCTGGTCTTGTCACTGTACTCCGCCTTCTTGGGCAGACGGTCGAACCGCAGATTCCAGAAAGCCTTGGTGAAAGCCGGGAACAGGCCAGCAGCATCCAGCGCAGTAGCACTGCTGCTAGCGTCGAAGTCGTAACCGGCGGTGGGAGCCGCAGCGCCAGCGCCGCCGCCCACCGAGTAGGGCTTCCACTTGCTGTTGCCGACGCCGGTCGGGTTGATGCCTTGAACCGTAGTCCAGGCAGTGCCCGAAGCGTCAACCTGGCTCGGGACCAGACCGTTCGTGAACTCGTTCACGAAGACCGGGATCGAGTACGGCTTCCGAGCGCCCGTGGGGGTGCTGGACTCCATCTCGACCGAGTCCGGGCGGGCCCAGAACTCGTCCTCGATACCGTTGCACACACCAGTCCAGAGGTTCTGGTGCTTCTGGTGCATGACGCGCTTGTAGACCTGGGCGCGGTACTTCTTGCCCATGGACTCGACATTGAGCCCGATGTCCTGCTTGGTCCAGGAGACGCTCGCCTTGGCGAACGCCCACGGGGCCGTCCACTTCACGCCCGTCTGAGGCATGTCGTAGCTGAAGGCCTCGTTGGGGTTGTACCGGGCGTAGTCGGAGGTCTCGCCGAGGAAGATGATGTCCTCGATCTGATCCCCGCCCTGGCACATCTCCATCATGGAGCCAGCGGCGCAGATGCGGTTGCCCGTGTAGGTCGAGCGGACCGCGTCGTTGATCAGAGCCTCGGGGCCACGCATCCAAGCGGGACCCGTGCTCTGCATGAGGGTGGTGAACTCCTCAAGGGGAGAACCGGCCATGTGTCACCTCCTTGGTGACTGTGCGCGATTCAGATGCTGCGGAGCTTCCTCATGTCACGCTCTCCGTTCATGATTGCTTGGAGGCGTGCGTCGAGGCGTTCTGCCTCTGAGGTGGGCTTCGATGCCACCCGGTTCCCCATCATCGGGGGCCGGGCTCCGCTCTTCGTCGTCGCGCGGTTGCTACTGGTGAACTGAGAGTGACCACTCAGCGCGAGAGCGTCCTTGACCAGCGCGTCGAACCTCTCCATCCCCTGAAGGTTGGAGTGCCGGCCCGCCTGACCAAGGCTGTACGCCTCTTGCATCAGAGCGTTCACATCTCCCTCGTAGCCATCCGTCAGCTCTCTGGCCCGGGACTCCAGGCTCGACATCATCGTCGCCGCCTGGGTCTGCTGCTGAATGGCCTGTTGGACGAAGCCTCCAAGGGCCTGCGCGATCTCCTGGGGATCGTCAAGCTCTGCGATCATCTCGGCAACGGGTCGCGCTAGAGAGGCGAGGTCTGCACCAGTAGCAGCGGGGTCGCCGAATCCCTGTTCGGGGTCATCGGTTCCCGCCAGTCCCTCACTAGCCTCCGTGCTGTCGAGTCCGAGCTGCTTGCGGAGTTCCGCTCGCTCGGTGAACGCAGCGTCCACATCTCGCTGGCGCTCGGCCCTTCCCAGGCCTTGAGCCACCAAGACTTCCCGGTCCATCGCGTTGATGGCCTCCGGGGTCCAACCATCCCGTCGAAGGGCCTGCCACGCAGTGTGGTAGTCGTCCTCCGAGTACGAGGTGGCGGTGCTGTTCCCTGCATCATCCCCCGTGAGCGCCTCGGGCATCGACAGCTCGGGCGCGTCGAACTGCTCGGGGTCGTCGTCCCCAAGCTGGGCGTCGAGGAGAGCGTCCACCTGCGCGTCGTGCGAGGCGACCTCTTCGGGGGTCAGGTCCGGTTCGGTTTCCATGTGCTCCTACAGTCCCTCCGATACCAGATCGGGGGCTTTGTTCCACCCCCGCTACAAGCGCCTGGGGGCTAAGGCGTTGCGACGGCTGGGGCCGAGTGGGTTAGATCGCGTCGTGGGCGATGATCTCCCCACCCTGCTGGCCCTGTCCGTCGGTTTCGGTCTGGCCGTTCTGGACGGCCACATACTCGTCCACCTCCTTTCGGGAGGAGAAGCAGGGGGTCCCGTCCGCGTCGTAGTGCTTGGCTCCCTTGGCCCAGATGGGCTGGGAGTAGCCCTTGAACTCCAGGGTCCTAACGACGGGCTCGGCGAAGAGAGAGGGAACCCTGCGAAGGCAGGTGCCGGGGATCAGCTCCCCGATTGCCGGCGGGCCCAGCTCGCCCTGCATGGACTCGAAGAAGACTCCGACGGTCTCGTCGGTGCGCTCGTCGTGGAAGTCGTAGATCGGCATCACGCGCCTCCGGTGCCGCCGGCACCACCAGCGGACCCGCCGTACCCGGCAGGCCCAGACCTAAGGGGAGCGGCGGCCTGGGCCCCAGACTGCTCGCCCGGCATACCCCCGCCGCCCATCATCTGACTCATGTCGAAGGGCCGAGCCTTCACATTGGACTGGAGGCGACGATCGGCGGCGGCCTTCACCTGGCTGTCGAAGCGCGACTCCGGGTCGGCTCCAGCGCCGGAGGCGGCCTCCATCTGGAGCTGGCGGGCGACGAACTCCTGGTAGATGTCCTCGTCCCACAGCTCATGCAGCCGAGGGAGCCCGAGGGCCTCGCCCTGGATGCGGATCACGGCCTCCCAGTCCACCCACGGGGCGGCGGGAGCGAGCTGGGCCACATTCATCAGGAGCTGGCCGCCCGTCTGGACCTTCACCAGCTTGGCCTCGTCCGACTCGTGCTCGGTCGAGCGCAGCTCGATGTTGAGCTCCAGGTCCGCCCAGGCGAACCCGCTCTCCCGATCCTCGTCACCGCCACGGTACACGAGCCCGATCTCGGGGTTGGTGCCAAGCTCCTCGGCGGCCTCGCGGGACAGGGGGATCGCCACCTCGTTGTCGTGGTAGAGATACCAGGCCATGCCACGGAACAGGCGCTCGTGCAGCTCGATGAAGGAGCCCTGGATCCAGGCCATGCGGACGCCGCCGGCCTGACCCGCCAGGGCCGTCTCGGTCGCGGTCGCCTGCCCGGTCGCCACGCCCCGCATCGCCTCGCTGATGCCGAGCATCCGGTCAACCCGGTCCCGGCAGAGCTGGAGGTACTGCACGGACTGCGTGTCCGCTCCGCCGAAGGTGGCCTCGACCATCCGGTTCCGCTCAAGCCCGGCGACATTGTGGACATGGAGGTGCGGGCTGTTGGCGACCCGCTGGCCCAGCGTGTTGTCCGGGCTGTCCACGAACAGGAGCTTCTTGAAGCTCGCGGCGCTGTCGCCCACCGCTTTGGCGTGACGCTGCTGCTCGCGGATCTGCGTCTCTGCCGCCGTAAGGGGCGACAGGCCCAGGGGCGCGTCCGGCACCGAGTACGCCGTGCCGACATAGTAGGGCCCCCACGGAGGTCCGTAGAAGGGCTCCTGCTTCACGAGGAGCATGGCGTCGTCGCCTTCCTCGGGTCCGCTCGCGTAGTAGAAGACCGTGCCGTTGTAGCCCTTGTCCGTGCCGGGGTGGTCCTTGTCCTCGTAGCCGCGCACCCACACCGTGGTCAGGCACACCTGCTTGCGGCTGGGGACATCGACCTTGCCGTCGTCGTCGAAGCTACCCTCGGGGGCGGCGTCGATGGCCTCAAGGTCCCAGTGGAGCTTCTCGTTGCGCTCCTTCTTGTTCTCCTCCTCGGCGATGCGGATGAGGTCTTCCTTGTCGAGGAAAGTGTCGTGCCCCTCGTAGCGCACGAGCCCCATGTCGTCGAGCGCCATCGGGTCGCGGAAGTAGGCCTTCTGCGAGATGCGGTTGGCCTCGGGCCACATCGGGTTGATCTCCGACTCCTCGCCTCCGTACAGCGGGCTCTCCACTCGGGAGAGGTGCATGACGGAGAAGTTGAAGAGGAAGTCGAGGGCCGATTGCCGCTGGGTGTGCCGGTAGTTCGAGTCGCGGATCACGCGGTTCAGCGCGTGCTTCGTTGCGACGGCGATCTCCTCCTGGGCGCCGGCGCGGCTCGAAGTGACGGACACGCGAGGCACGCGGAACGCGAGGCGGGCCATCATCAGGGCCACGAACTCGAAGTGCGTGCCGTCCTGGCTGTCCTGCCCCTCGTCGGCACCGAATGCCTGGAGCCCCTCGGTCGTCTGCCAGTAGGGGCCGGTGTAGTACTTCTGCTGGCGCTCGAAGTTGCTGATCTGTCGCCGCGTCAGGTTGCGGGCGGCTTGGATCTCCCTGCGGGCGAGGTCGGTGTCCTTGAAGTCGAGCATCTAGTTCCTCTGTGCGGCGGCAGCCGCCTCTAGCTTGGCGCGGTGGCCGAGGATGTCCGCGAACGAGCCGGGCTCGATGGGGCGCTCCTCGGGCCGGCTACGGTGATCGCGCTGCCACGCCCAGCGGTGCAAGTACAGCGCGGCGTCGGTAGCGTGGTTGTCGAGGGTCGGGTCGATCCTGTCGCGCAGCGGCTTGTCGTCGTCCCGCTCCAGGTACATCAGGTTGAGCAGCTCGTCGTGAAGGCAGACGGGCCGGCCACGCCCAGCTTGGTCCGGGTCGGGCTCGTTCCGCAGCGTGTTCTTCAGCAGGTACACCCTCGATCCCGTAGGGTTCGAGGTCGTGGACTGCGACGGCAGCATCAGGGCCTGGAGGTGGGCAAGGTTGCCCGAGCGGTCCTTGTAGCAGCGGATCGCCAGACGGTCCTCCTCGCGCTTGGACAGCTCCCCCAGGTAGTCGTTGAACATATGGATCCGGTCGGGCTCCGCGCTGTCGCAGATCACCCGCACGGGCCTGAACTCGCGGGCGAGGTCCACCATCTGCCGCGCCCACCAAGTCGCGTCCTTCCTTGAGTGGTAGACCTCCGCCAGGAGGTAGGCGATCTCGTCCTTGTCCCAGCCCCAGACCTGGATCGTGCCGGGCACCGAGTAGCCCCAGTCCACGCCGGCGGCTGTCCACATGATCTCCCTGGTCCAGGGAGTGCCGTCGAGCATCTTGCGCTTGAGGAACAGGCGACTGCCGTCCTTCACGACTTCGGCGTCCAGGATGTGGATGTCGGGGTCGTACATCGGGAACACGCGCCCGGAGTCGTCGGCCCACTCCCCCATCACATACTGGGAGAAGCGAGCCCCGGTGAAGGCCCGCCGGATCCGCTCGAAGTACCGCTTCCCCGCCTCGGTCCACTCCTTCGTCTCGGTGTTGTAGAGCGAGGGGTTGTGGCAGTGGCGGCTCTGTAGCCGGCGGAAGAGGCCGGCGTCGGCGGCGAGGTTGACCCAGTGCCACGCGCCGCGAGGGTTGGTGCAGGTGATGACCCGCTCGCCGGGGCCTCCCGTGTTCAGGGAGTTCCGCATACGCCCGGAGATCAGCTCGTAGTCCTCGCGAGTGAACTCGACGAACTCGTCGAGGAAGCCCCCGTTGAACTCCATCGAGAGGACGGCGGTCGGGTTGTTCATGCCCGCCACGACGATCTCGGCCCCGTTGGGGTAGAGGTAGTTCCGGCGCTGCGGCCTCGACGCGCTGCCGTGGATGGCGGGGTGATCGCGCCCGAGGATGCTGTTCTCGAAGGTGACGAGGGTGGACTGGCTCATGTCCACCCGCCGCTTCCGCGCCATCAGCCAGCGACTGTTCGGGATCCGGCTCGCCATCGAGTGCAGCCAGAGCAGGCCTGCGACCGACTTGCCTGTACCGACGGGGCCCTCAAGCAGGCAGTCACCGTACCCGGTGAACAGCTCCGCGTGCGGGCCGCGCATCGTGTACGCCGTCGCCATCAGTACGCGCCAGCAGGTCGGTGCAGGGTGGGCTCGATCAGGACGCGGGCCTTCTGGGTGATGACCTCGCCTGTCGTCAGCTCGACAGCCAGCTCAAGGAGGTAGGCCGATCCGCCCGACGCCTCGGGGGGCAGATCAAGCTCGAAGGTGTGCGAGACATTGAAGCCCTCGGGGCGAGCGTCGGAGTACTGGACAGAGTCGTACACCGCGTCCTCGACGGGGACATACTCCACGGACACGGGGTCGCCCCCGGTCACGCTGGGCTGGAAGACGAAGGCCGTGACGCCCTGCACGCTGGCCTTGTTTACCGGCGCTCCAGTGCGAGTCCGCATGAGGCAGTAGAGTCCGGGCCACTGGCCTTGAGTGACGACGATGCGAGGGATTCCGTCCATGCAGTAGTTCTTCGTCTCCAGCGCCCCAGGCGCGTACAGGCTGGCGCTCGTCCGAGAGGACGCGACGGCAGCTCCTTGCTCCGGGTTCATCGAGAACCCGTTTAGCCACAGAGGCAGCAACATCTAGTAAGCGAAGATCCTGTACGACGCAGTGCCAGCGGCTTCGGTGAAGCGCAGGGTGTCAATGGAAAGCCCTTCGATCTTGAAGATGTCGTTGGCTGCAGCAAGGGGCCCGGAGGCGGCGGCGATGACGAGGGTGTTGGAGAATGAGCCACTCCCGTCGCAGTCGAACGCCACTGACCCAGTCGCAGAAGAGATACTCACAAGCTGCAGCAGCACCGTCGTTGCGTTTCGCCCGAGGCTCGCGTTCAGGTCGACGGTCTGGGGAGAGTTGCCGGTACTCACCGTGAGGGTCTCGCTGTGGATGCTGGGGGCGCCTTGCTCTCGAACCTGGAGAGGGTTGCTGGCGGTGGCTTGAACCGGCAGCGGGTTGGCATCGCTGACGGGGGTCGCGACACCGTCGGCGCCGAACTCCACCTTGACGAGCTGGTGCTGAACGCCGGAGATGTCGTCGGAGGCCACGACGCTGCCGCCGCTGCCAGGGTTCAGGGTGATGTTGTCGGCCATCAGTCTTCGTTCCCGATCAGTTGGTTGTAGACGCCCCGCAGCTCCTTCAGCTTGTCCTCGTAGGCGGGGTTGCTGTACAGGTTCGTGGTCTCGCCGGGGTCGTTAGCGGTGTCGAACAGGAACCAGTCGTCCTGCACCGATTCCTCGTAGGCCCGCATGAGCTTGAAGCCCTCGCGGTCGATGACGCACCGCTGGATGCGGCTCAGGGACCCCTCGGGCGCGGGCGACGGCTGGTAGATCTGGTGCAGCGAGTACTCGCGCCCCAGGTAGTCCGCATCCCAGAGGCCAGGAGCCCAGGACTCCCCGTCGATCTTGCCACGCTCTGTTGCGGATAGCGCCGACTCCCACCCAGGGCGGAGGAGGTCGAGCATCGTCGGGTGCCAGTCAGTGGCGTCGGTGAGGATGTCGCTGTCGGTGCCGCGCACGGCCTCGGGCAGGGGCTCGCCGAAGACCACGAGGGGCGTGAGGATCCCCTCGTCGTACACGGTGTCCTTGGCCTGGTCCGGGTCGTGGTAGGTGTCGCCGGTTACGGTGCCGTCGCTCGTGGGCGGCAGCACGCTGTACTCGGGCCCGAGAAGAGAGAACGCCCCGTCCTTGTACGGCGTGACGGCGACATCCTGCTCTCCGTTGTCGCAGTGGATGACGTAGATCGTCCTCGCGTGCTGGTCGGGGTAGTTCGTCTCCAGCCAGTTGTCGAAGGACTGGAGGTAGGCGTCCCAGGATTCCAACTGGGCGAGGTGCCGGCGCCAGACCACGCTCACGGCCCCGTTCGGCCCGTAAGGGTAGTCGGGGTCGGTTGGGTCGAACGGGCTCGAAGGGAGGCCGTCCTCGTCATAGCCCGGCCCGTAGCTCAGGAAGTCGCCGGCGAACTCGTTGTCGATGACATCGTAGGACACCTTGCCGTCGGCGCTCCGCACCCCTGGGATCAGCTCCTGCTGGGTGAAGGTGGCCGTCCGGGCGGTGAGCCCCCACCCAGGCGTAGTGGAGACCTCCACCGCCGGCATGACCTGGTGGGGGCTGTTCGTCCACCAGTGAACGAAGAACGGGCGCTGCGCGTCCTCGGCCCAGACTGCAGCCAGGTCGGCCTGGATCTGGCCTAGCTCCCAGGTCGTGATGTAGTCGCTTCCGGGGTCGAGCACCCTCTCCGTGCCGTCGGCGTCGATCCTGCGGGCATCGAACCCCGTGTACCCACGGAACGGCTCGCTGGGGATGTTCTGGATGCCCAGCTCGGTCTTGAACGCCCGGTGGAAGCCGATCTCCGTGCAGATCTGGGAGTAGGGCTCGCGCTCGATGGCCGCCGTGCCGTTGAAGTCGTGGGCCGTGCAGTGGACCTTCCCCACATGGAGCAGGTAGTGGTTCGTCAGCTCCGACACCACCTTCGGCCACGGGTTCATGTCCGCCGTCACGCCCTCCGTCACCGGGTACTCCGCCGTCAGGCCGTTCTGCTGGGGGATGTTCCCGACGCCCGTGCCGTGAGGGTGGGCGCTGGAGATGTGGGGCTGCCGGCCCGTCAGGTTGCAGGCACGGGTCGGAGCACACCGAGCAGCCACCCTGGCGTTCGTGAACCGCACTCCCTGGGCGATCTTGCTGTCGATCCAGGGCGTCTTCGCGTAGGGGTGGCTCGCAGAGGGCCAGCGGTTGAACTCCGAGTACCAGCCGAACTGGCTCCGGCCGGCGTCGTCGAAGTTCACCAGCACGATGTTCAGGTAGCTGGGCAGCGGGTTCGGCCCTCCGCCACTCCCCTCGACAGGCGGGCTCTCTGCCGCTGTGAGGGCCTCCGCCGCCCTGGAGGTAGCAGAAGACTCCTCTGCCCCTCGCGAGCCAGCAGAGGCGCTCTCAGGCACGCCAGGAGAAGCCTCCGCCGAGTACGGGGGGCGGGACGCGGCCTCGGACATCAGGTCGAGCGGTGACCACGGACCTCAAGGGTCCCCTGGAGGATCGGCCAGTCGTAGCCGCCAGCCGTCGCCGTCACTGTCAGCCAGTACTGCCGGCGGGCGCTCGAAGCATCCAGGGCCGCCCCATCCAGGTACAGCACCACCTTGCCCGTCGAGAGGTCCGTCTCGGACACCGACAGCAGCACGCTTCCGCTCATCGCCACGCTCGTCGAGCGTTCGGATTCGCGCACCTCCACCGACCAGTTCTCCGTCGCCGAAGCAGCCGACAGGTCCCAGGCCACACCCCCCGAGGTCAGGTGGACCACCTGGATCCAGTCACAACCGACATGGAGAGCGTTCACCCCCCCGAAGTCCACCCGCGCAGGGGACACGCTGCTCTCGACACCGCCGAGCAGGAACGGGAACACAGACGGCATCAGCCCTCCTCCTCGTCCTCTTCACTCTGACCAGGGCCGGATACGCCAGGGGGAACAACCACCCCGTCCATCGTCTCCACCCGCACCGTGATCTGGGCACCAGACGAACCAGCAGACTCGCCTCCCGTCTTCGAGTGAGCGTCACTCAGGTGCTGCAACAGGAACGTCGTCGTCGTCGCCCGGACTCGGTCGTCCTTCGACTCGGCACTCAGCTCGCACAGGCGCTCCGCATACCGCGTGGCACCAATCGCTCGGGCACCCTGCTCCAGGTCCTGCAACCAAGGACCATGCACATCGTCCACACGCCACCGATTCCAGGAACCGAAGCTCCAACCAACACCCGCCACAGACTGGCGAACCGTCAGACCCAACGCCCTCAACTGCATGAAGCGAGCAAGGTCCGTCCAACGGAACCGACTCCCCTCATCATTCGCGAACAGGTCAAGACTTCGACGGACATCCGTCGGGGCCATCAGCCGCAACTGAGCACCAGTCGGCAAGCTGCCGCGCTCCACAATCCGGTCGCCCGGACTCTCCGTAGGCTTCTCCTTCGGCATCAGGTTTTCAGTAGCTCAGATATTTTCAGACCAAGGGGTCCGCTCGCTTCCAGGTGTTGGGGGACAGGCTGGGGGAACTAGAACAGGGCCCCCCCTCGCGGGCTCGGGGACGACCCCGGAACCGGGCCTTGGAGCGACCCCCTGGGGGGGGTCCAGGGTGCTCTGGTACTCCCCGTACCCGCGCAGCCGCTGGCGCTCTTCTTCCCTCCACCGGGGCACCAGCAGCACTGTACCAGCGCAGGGCCCGAGCCCCTGGAGGGCACCCTAGGTGGGTGGGGTCACCCCCCCCACACCCCCCCCGTGCCTGTTTCTGTGCCCGTGAGCGCCTGAGGTGTGGCCTCCCGTTGCCCTCCGTACCCCCCTCCGGTGACCTCTCCGTCCCCTCTCCCGTGGTCCCTTGTCCTGGTCGCTCCCGCTGGTCGCTCCACCCTATTGTTGTGTGTGCGCCTGTGCTGGCTTCCACCACCGCTTCGCTCCCTCCCCGCCCTCACCGCCATG